CAGGGTCATTTAATCTTAAATAATCTCTAAAACTGATTAAATCTTTTAATGTTTTTTCAGCACTTGGATATTCAAGGTCACAACCAGATTCAGAAATTTCTTCTAATTTCCATTCCATGTAATAAATAACATCATTAATGGATTCCCAGCTAAATTGATAGTTGTATTTATCTTTTCTTTTCATAGCTTTTTTAAATCTTTTTTTAATTTGGTTATTTTTGTTAAAACATTTACTTTTTCTTCAATAGTTAAGTCTTTTAATTTTTTCATACATTCATCTATTTCACTTTCAACTGTTTCTTTATAAGATTTTATCTCTAAAGCATTATGTATATCAGGTATAACTAATTCATCATAAATTCTGTTATACCATCTATTAGCAGTTGATGTAGATATTTTAAAATGAGATTCAAAATATTTAATACAACTTGATCTAGTCTTTTCTTTATCAAGATAATCTTGAGCTAAGTCTTTAGCTTCATGCCTTGATTCTTCCCATTTATCTGTAGGTAACATTATTCAACCTCCTCCCATTTAAGTGCATTATCAGAAAAATCATGCAATTGATCTATTACTTCTTGCATATCGAAACCACGTTCAATAGCACCTTCTCCAAAAGCTAATTCTGATACTTCATTAATAAATCTTTCTCTATCTTTTTCATTAGTCCATGATTTATCAATGGGTATATCTTTAAATCTTTGTTTATATTTCATTTTTCTTCTCCTAACTTATATATCTTGTATGACCAATCTTCTAATTTATATAATAAATCTTTTCTTGAATATTTTTTTACTAAATCTTGACCAAAACCACCATAAACTAATCCATAAATCTCTTCTATAAATTCATCAGTTTTATATCTGTAATAACTTCTATTTAAGTTATTAATAGTTTTAATAACTGTTTCTTCATTTTTGGGTTTAAATGGACTTTCATCAAAGTTGCAACATTCAAAATTTTCTAACTGACAACCAGTATGTTCATAACTGTAAAGACTATCAGTTGCATAGCAATCAATAGCATCTTTACCTTTATGATATTCTCCATCTAAACAATCCCTAGTCCTATGAAATATCCACCCATATTTAAATTTAACGTCTTGGGGAAATACCCATGCCCAATTTGTATTATCTCGGATAATTTCATAGGCTTGCTTATTAGTTAGTTTTTTCATAGTTTTTTAATTTCTAATGTTTGCCAAGTTTTTGTAATCTCACAAAAAAATTTAATTTGTCTATTACCAGTTTTTTTATTAACTGATTCATAAGTTTTTTTTTGCTTCATAATTAATTAAAATTTAGTTTTAGTTGTTGTTTATCCATTAATTCTTTTTTATCTTTCTCTTTTTGTTTTCTATCTAATAAATCTTTACCTTCTTTATCTAAAGTGTTATATAAATTCTCACTGATACTTTCAGTTAGATATTCTCTAAGTGAATAATTTATATCTTCTTCTTCTAAGTCAAATAATTCAAAACAAGTGCCTATCATATTACAATCCCATTCTTTAAAATCTTTAGTCCATAAATCTATAGTGTTTTTATAAAAAGAAATAAATCCTGATCTATTTCTAAATCTATTTTCTATTTTCTTTTCTAACTCTTTTTTATAGTTTTGAACTATATGTTTTATAAAATCTACCGCATGATTTTCCTCTATCTCTATAAAAATCCTATCTGTTTTAAAATTATATTCTCTAGGACTCTCAAGACATTTATATGTTGCTTTTAATGTAAATCCTTTATCGGGATAAGCATAATTTAATTTTGCATTTAAGTCATCAATATAAAAATTTGTATAATCTTGTGCTATTTGATTATAAAATTTATAAGAATTTACATTTAAAAAACTATTACATAATAATTCTTGCTCAAATTCATTTAAATCATACAATTCTGAATAATATTGTGTATCTGTTTCAATTTGATGGTCTATATCAGCACTAATAAATGATTCATAAAAACCATCAAAAGGTATTGTTGATTCTAATTTATTCATTGTTATTAATCTCCTTTATAAATAAATTTTGAGCTACTTGTCTACACGCTTCAAATTCAGTCATTGTTAAACCAGTAGCAAACCAAACAATATCTGATTTATAGAACTTATCTGATACTTCATCTTTAGATAGATAAAAGTTAACGATAGTTTCAACTAATTTTATTTTTTGTAAATTAATTTCTTGCATAATTAATTATTCTCCTTTAAAAATTCAATAGCTTTATTTTCAATAGTTAAAGCAACATAAGGATTTACTTTAATGAAATCACTTACTTGTTTAATGGATAAACCACTCTCAAGAGAATATTCTTGATAGGCTTTATTCCAATACTTAGATTTTTCTTTTGATAACCAATTCATAGTTAAATCTCCTCTATTCTTACAAGTGAATATTCATATTCTTCTATCTCTTGATATTCTTTTTCAGAGATAGTAAAAGGACTATGCTGAACTGTATAATCCATTCTTTCTTGAACTTCATTATGTAGCCATTCTTCTGCTTCATATTCAGATTCAAAAGTCTTAATACTAGGGTTAGTATCAAGATAATCTATAGCGTAGGTAACTTTGTAATTCATAATTAACTATCCTTATTAATAATTTCCTTTTAAAAGTGCATGAATTAATTTAGCTTCTTTTTTTGAGATAGTCTTATCTTGTTTAATAGCTCTATCTATTGCTTCTTTGTTATATTTATTTTTCATAATTAATACTCACATTCAAGAATTTTTCTAAGCATAACTTCATCATTCATGGCTACGGCTTTTTGAATGTTTAAATTTTCCATCCATTCAGTACATGGAATTAAATATTCTCCCATGATTTCTTGAAATCTAAATTCATTCATGGGTTTTTGTTGTTTTTTGGAAGTGGTCATAATAATTTATGATGTTATGTAAGTATTATATATATAAATAGTTTAGATGTAAATATATATATAAAAAAATAGAGGTTTTTAAACCTCTATTTCATTCAAAGTGAATTTATTTAATAATTTAAATAATTCTCTTTGCTCTAATCTTGTTTCTGTTATTAACTGTTTATTACTTTCAATATTTCTCTTTCTTTCTTCTTTTGTTTCTTCCATTAAAAAACCATCATTAATATAATTTTCGCAGTATTGTATATTTTCTTTATTCATATGAAACTTATCTTTTATAAGTTCTATAATTATTCTTTTTTGAGTTGTTGATAAATTCATTCAATTTCATCCCCCATTTTATTAAATGTTTTATTTAAATCTGGTATAAATAATTTTCCAGTATCTTTGAGTTTATCAAGTGTTTTAATAAACCAAACATTATTTAAATAATGTTGTTGAGGTGTTAAATCTCGATTTTTAAAATATTTTTCAGAAAATTTCATTTTTTTAATTTCCTTTAATTAATAATGGTTCTTTTTCAACTGGCGTTACATCTATATAATTTGTATCTGTTATTGATTCAAAAAAACTAGGTTCACATTCACAATATTTTAATTTTCCTAAATAATTATTTATATGTCTTGTTGTTGTTCGACTATACCATTCATTTGTTTTATAGTATTTACCTTTTATTTTTCCTGCTACTGCTGTCTTGTAGCTATAAAAAATTTCAGTATCCTTGTTAATTTCTACAAGATTTTGATTTGAACCATAAGGAATTAATTTCATTTTTGGAAGGTATGAAAGTACAATGTCATTATAACATCATGCTAATAAAAACAAGTATCTAATAAGACATTCATTCATTATTTTTCATTCATTCATTCATAATTACATTCATTTTTTCATTCAGAATATAATATTAATTATTTTTTCTTACTTACTATCTAAATTAAATTTATTTTTTTTATTTTTAATTAAATTTTTAAATTTTATTTTTTTAAATTTTTTTTTCAAAATTTTTTTAAAATTTTTATAATTTTTTTCAAAAAAAAATATCAGGATTTTTTATATCCTGATATTTATATTATCTTAAATTTATTTTTTATCCATATACACATTCTCCAAATATTGTTTTTTGCATGATGTAATCCATATCAACCGCATCTAAATTTCCATAGTTTTCATTAGCGAAAGCTTCCATAATATTATTTCTAAGTGATGCTCTAATATTTGGATTTTCTAAAGTCTTTTTAAATGCTTCAATAAAATCCTTAACCGTTTTATCTTTTATTATTTCTATTTCTTCTTTACTCTCTATTTCATAACATTGATAGTCTAAACAAAATAATTTAGATTCTAAACTTAAATTATTTTTATTAATAAATATTCCCCCCTCATGTTCTAAATCAATATATCCTTCCTCATAGGCTTTATTGGGTATGAAGTTAACATAAACCACCCCCCAATAATTAATACCTTGGCCTGCTGTAATTAATAAATCAATTAAATTTTCCTCTTTAATTTGATAATTAGTAACAGCAGAAAAAGAAAATGTTTTTTCTTTTTTTCCATGTTGTTTTTTATCGGTTGAACTTATTGTCCAAGTTGTTTCTTTGATAGTCATAATAAAAAAAAGTTAGTTGTTGTAAGTAATTTGGGGAAATAATCATTGATTGATGTTCCCCAGGAAGAGTTAAAAATTTTAAAAATAATAGGTTAAACATCCAAGATAAGGAACTTTTCTTTTAGATAATGTTTTACCATCTTTTAAAATCTTCCACATCCCCCGATCATCACAGCACCACCCATTAGGACATTTTGTTATGTCATAAAAATGAACATACCATTTACTTTCAGGCTTCCATCTGTAAAGATGCTTCCATGATGATTTTGCATTTTTGATTGCTTTAAGTGCTATTAGTTCTATTGGATCATCTGATGATTGATACCAACTAGAACCAGCAGAAACATAAATAAAACCTAGAATAGTTTTATCTTTAGTATTTTTAAAAATTTCTATAGGCATTGATTTAAATCCTCATTAAGTGCAGTTTGAATTTCTAAACATCTTTGAGTTGAAAGATATTTATAATTAGAATCTTTTTCTAAATTGTTCACAAATGAATTTGAAATGATAAGAATTAAAAATCCAATTCCATAAAAAATTAAATTGTATTTCATCTTACTGATCTCCTAAAGTAATTAGTCTTAATTCTTTAGTAAGACATAATTTCAAAAAACCTGATCTAGTTAAATCAGGATTTTTTAATTGAATAGCAGCATCTAATAATTTTGCTATTTCTGGTTTTAAAGTCACTTTGACTTCAACTGTATTTCTACCCTTGTTTTGGGTTTTTAGTTTTCTCATAATTGGAAGGTTTTGAGATAATTTTGTTTTTTATTGGTTTAGCAATCTCTTAAAAATAATTAGCTTGAGCTTCACTTGATGTTGTTGCATCTGGAAGAATGAAAGTTAATTAAAATTAATTAATACTAAACCTATTCCATTATATCAAATATTAGTAAACTATTCCAGACTTTATTATTATTTATTCTTACTAACTTTTTCAGACTACTATTTTTTTCTACTCACTTTTTCAGACTATTTTTTTTCAGACTTTTTCAGACTTTTGGGGGACTGTTTCAGACTTTTTTGCTGGCAAAAATGCCATGGGTAACTTAAATATATATCCGTTAATTTTTTGGTTCTACTTTTATTGAAAGTTCTGGAGCTTGGATGTTAACAGTTTCTACGGATTCGCCTATAACTTTGCCTAGAGAGTCTAGGATCTGTGCTGCGGTTTGTAGCTGACCCTTTTTAACTGCTTTATTGAATAAGCGTACTCTCATGGCTTGTAAGCGTGGTAGAAGAGTCTCTCTATCTTTTTCCCAATCTTCATTATTCCAAACTTTAACTCTATTCCAATCATCCCAAGCTGTTGTTTCTGAGATACCTTCTATTGAGGCGTGTTCTAGGACAAGCTGGCGAGTAGTTTTACCTTCAAGTTGACGAGCATAAAGACGTTGAGAACGCTTTAGGACATCGGACATAGCAGAGCGAACTCTTTTTCTTACTGGTTGTGCTATTGGATTATTGTTTATGTTGTCTGGAAATGTAGAAGAAGCCACGGACTTGATCTTGTTAAGGGTTGTTACTGAAACTATAACCCAAAAAAGCTGAAATAGGCTATAAAGAGGGGGTACTTATTCAGACTTTTGTTATTTTTAGTGTTATGGCGGTAAAAAAACAGGAAGAAATAAGTTTAAGGTATGCACAGGGGGAGGTGTTTAATAGTGATAAAAGATTTAGGGTATTGGTTGCAGGAAGAAGGTTTGGGAAATCATATTTATCCTGTATTGAGTTGCTCAGAGGAGCCATCAATCGACCTAATGAGGTTTATTTCTATTGTGCTCCTACTTATCGGATGGCAAAGGATATTGCGTGGAAAGAGTTGAAGAGGTTAACACCGAATATTTGGATTAAGAGTAAAAATGAGACAGATTTAAGGTTGGAACTGATTAATGGATCGACTATTGAGTTAAAGGGAACTGAAAATGCGATGGCATTGAGGGGTAGAAGTTTGGCAGGGGTTGTATTGGATGAGGCAGCATTTATGGATCGAGATGTATGGGCGGAGGTAATTCGACCTGCATTGGCTGATAAACAGGGTTGGGCTTTATTTATTAGTACACCTGACGGCACTGCAAGCTGGTTTTATGATATGTGGTGTTTTTGTGGCGAGCAGGAATGGGATGATTGGCAGAGGTGGAGCTTTACTACGATAGAAGGGGGTAATGTAAAGAAGGAGGAGGTAGAGGCTGCTAGGGGTCAGTTGGATGCCAGAACATTTAGACAGGAATTTGAGGCTAGTTTTGAGAATTTAACTGGTCTTGTTGCTGTTAGTTTTGGAGATGACAACATTGATAAGGAAGTACAAGATTTACATATGCTTCCCTTGTTAATCGGATTGGATTTTAATGTTGACCCTATGGCAGGAATTTGTGCGGTAAAGCATGACAATAACCTATATGTGTTTGATGAAATCATGCTGACAGGTGGTGCTACCACTTGGGATTTTGCGGAAGAGGTTACAAGGAGGTATGGAGTTGATCGTAGAATTATTGCTTGTCCTGATCCTACTGGTAGTGCAAGAAAAACAAGTGGGGTTGGGGTTACAGATCATACAATTCTAAGAAGGTCTGGTTTTACTGTTATGAGTCCAAAATCTCCCTGGAAAATTAGAGATAAGATCACTTCTGTAAATACTGCATTACTTGATGCAAATGGAGATCGAAGAACTTTTATTCATCCAAGATGTAAAGAATTGATAAAAGCACTTAGAACTCTTACATATGCACCAAATACAGGGTTGCCTAATAAAAATCTAGGAGTTGACCATGCTTTTGACGCATTTGGTTATCTTTGTCTACAACAATTCAATTTGGCAAAACCAGAGACATTAGGTCAAACTGCGTTTAGAATATATTAAGATACCTAATTCTTACTATGTACCATTCTACGACTAAGAAAAAGAAGAAAAAAAAGAAGGGAGGTAAGAAACGTAGTGAATGTTCCTGTAAATAAAGCTCTTTACGCTAGAGTAAAAGCCGAAGCCAAGCGTAAGTTTAAGGTATATCCTAGTGCTTATGCTAATGCGTGGCTTGTACGAGAGTATAAGAAACGTGGCGGTACTTACCGAGTGGAGAAGAAGCGTGGCAAAAAGTAGCCCAAATCCAAGAACAAAGGGTGGTTTAACCCGTTGGTTTGAAGAAAATTGGGTTGATGTCAAAACAGGCAAGCCTTGTGGTCGTAAAAAAGGTGAAAAACGAGGCTATCCTGCCTGTCGACCCAGTAAACGTGTATCAAGTAAGACGCCTAAGACTGTCGGAGAGATGACAGCCAGTGAAAAAGCACGTTTCAAACGTGAAAAAACTAGCAGTAAGAAGATAACATATCAACATAGACGTAAAAAAACTACCAAAAGGACTAAAAAATGATTGAAAT